TAGGCGTTGCCCATGCAAGCATGCAGCGCGAGCGTTTCTCGGAATTCGTAGGACGTTTGCCAAGCATTCGGCTTAACCGTCAATACCTCGTAGAGCGGATGGTCACGCGCGATACGCTTGCGCTGTAGCCCGCCCTCGTCATAGTCTTGCATGAGCTTAAACGGCACCTGCGCGACGCCCGTAGCGATGTGCCGCATACAAGCGAGCGCCGCAGATACCCTAAACGCGGTGTTTAAGTTGACCGCCGGGCCTGCTTTCGACTTCACGCCGCCGTTAATAAGCTCTATCCACTTGTCATAGATGTTGCTGCCTACCGACTTACGCTCAAACGAGCGCGACAAGACGCCCATTATTTAGCGCCTCGCGCAACCAAAAGACCGGCCACAATTGAAAAAACACCCGCGCAAACGTACCCCGCCGGTGCAAATACTTGCCACGCACCATAGCTAACGCTGCCAGCGCCCGCAAGCATCAGCAGGTCAGGAAGCCACGATAGCGCGGCCTGTGCGTGTGTTTTCAAGTAGTTTCCCAAAATGATTTTTCAGTGGTTTCTGCCATTGGCATAACACCAACAGCCATAGCCAGCGCCACCATGCCGTCAATACGGCCTCGCGCCTTGCCTTTGTCGAACTTGCGCGCGCCTGAGTCGCCAATTACTACGGCGTTAGCAGCGCACATCGTTAAAACAGGGTGATTCCCGTGCTTTAACGACACGTTCAACAGTTTTGTTTCTAGTTCCCGTAGTGCGGGGGTCATCGATAACGTCCCCTGCCCATACGGTTCAAATTTCTCTAGCTCGTCGTCGCTGAATCCAGCCTTCACAAGCCACGGTTTCAAGTGGTTAAACAGCGCTCTGTCGAATGCGATCTTGACCACATCGTGCGCATCAAACAGCCCGCGCATGAATTCGGCGATGAATTCGTACTCAATGGCCTTGCCCGGCGTCGTCAACAGCTTCCCGTCGCGCTCCCACACGTCGTAAGGCACTCTGTCCTTGCGTGACTTTTCAATCAGCCCTTCATGCGGTAGCCAGAAAGTCGGGTGAACGTCGCCACCCTCAGTAACCAACACCAGCGCGGTTAAGTCGGCAACGCTTGAGAGGTCAAGACCGCCCCAAACCTTTTGCCGCTCAATTGGGAACGGTGGTTCGCCGTTGGCTTTCCACACATTCCGCGATATGAACGGACTCGCCATATCGACGCGCTGATTCAAAATCAAATTGCGGAACTCGTTTTCTTCCGCTGGCAACTGCATTGCTTTCTTGCACTGCTTTTCCACGTCATCCAACGACCGGAACACACCGAGCGCGGGGTTAGCTGCCGCCCATGCCTTCGGGTCATCAATCGCGCAATCTTCCGGCGCGGCGTACACATGGCACACCACACGCGGGTCCGGCGCGGCTTTCTGTGCGTCTAGCCACGTAGAAAACATATCCGCGTCTGTAGGTGCCTGCGTACTGATCGCAATCAGTAACGGGTTTTTGTAGGCCCCCTGTGCGGACGTGATCGCCGTGACGAATTTGTCTGTAGGGCCTTCTACCTGTCCGACCTCGTCAAGAATGGCAAGTATGGGAGACAGTCCGTGCGCAGTCTTGCCCTCAGCCGCTAACGCGCGATAGAGCACATTACGCGCAAGGCCAATCAACCGTTTGCCGCTAGGCTGAATCCGCACCAGCTTGGAAAGCGTAGGACTCAAGTCCACCATTTTCCGAGCGAGTTCAAATATGACCGCTGCCTGTTCTTTGCTTCGTGCGCCGCTAACGATCTGCGAGTTCAGCACCGCTTCCGGCCCTACTAAGTGAGCAAGTAGCAGCGCCGCAATCAACGCTGTTTTGCCGTTCTTATGAGCGATTGACAAGTAAGCGGAGTGCGTACCGTAAGGATTGTCGTAAACATCTAGAAGGAACCTGCGCTGAAATGGTTCCAGCTTCATCGGCTTTCCAATGTGCTCGCCTTCCGGGGTCGGCACATACGCGTGGATGAAGGCCACAACTCGCTCGCCGCGCGTTAGCTTTTTCATGGGCAATAAAAAACCCGCCGAAGCGGGTTTATGTTTTCTCGTGAAACTCTAACGCGGCCACTCATTCGTAGATTTCCACGCGGCTTTCTTGACCTCTAATTCGTCGGCAAACGTTCGCAGACGAGCAATAAACGCATCCATTCCCGCTTCTCCGCTTTCTGAAAAATCAAAACCATGAAGCATCTCGTCAACAATCTCAGGGATTGACGCAGAATACAAAAAAACTTGATCGTCGCCGATGATTGGAACATTTACGTATATCGTCAACTTTTCTTTTGGGGACAATCCAAAAAAACCATCGTCTGGCGACTCATCTACCCCGGGAAGTACAACCTCAACAGCATCCGCCGCGTTAAAAACCTCGTGGAATAAGACCGTCAACGGGGCTTGTAAGGCCTTTCCGTATGGGCCGCTAAGGTCTGCAAATCCAAGATCAATCTGTCCGCGCAACTTTTTCGCATACATACATAACTCCATGTATCACTCGTCGAAGATGCTGCGGAAGCTAGCGAGTGTCTCTAGCTTGTCGGGTGCCCCCTATCCGCAACAAATCAATTATGACGCTAGTAAATCCTCGTCTTGCAATTCCTCGCGCGCCTTTTCTGCGCCGCGCTGCACCTTGCGGCGTTGCGCGTCTTTCTCAGCGTCACCAGACGCCCGACCACCCATGCGAAGGGTACGCATCAATGCCATCTCGCGACGCGCGTATTGCTCCAGCACGGCAACACGCGGGTTAACGCACATCGTGCCACGGTCGTTTGCAATCACCGTCGATTCGCCGTCTAGTGTGGCCTGCTCAATCTCAATGTCAGACTGGCATTTAGCAAGCTGCGAGGCCACCACTAAATCAGCCTCCGACCATTCGTCCCTCGCGCGCGCGCGCACAATGCCAGCCCAAAACGGCAAATCACGATCACGCAATTTGACGTGTTCAGGCGGTTGCAAGTCACCTTTAGCCGCGTCTAGCATGGCCTTTACGGCGCTTGCTGCGGTTCTTGAGTCGGCTCGCTTCATTTGGTTTTTGGGCGTTTTGTCGCTTGAGGATAGAAAAAGGTTAAGCGAACGGTTTCCAGTCTGAACGCGTCAGACATTTGACCCGCCCCCCGGTGGATGCGTTGGCATTCGCCTTGGTGGTATCGAGCCAATGTCTATTCGCATCCCCTTCCGCAGCATCCAATCAACTAAGCGTTTGCTTGTAGCCATTCCGGTAACAGTCAGCACAAACCAATAAGCTTTCATTGCAGGCCAGAACCACCAACGCGGAACGCATCGAAGGTTGATCGTCATTGCGTGATAATCACATGCGTTATTGCGTATGTTCCATCGAAAGGAATAAGAACGCCATGTTGGTTATAGACCAACACACCGGATAACGTGATGCTTTCTCCGATGAGAAAATTATTCATTGAGGCCATCCGTCAATCCCTATGGTTACCCGTGGTCTGTGCCCCATATCCAAGGCAGTCTTGACCTTATGACATTCATCGCAAATCGGCTGTTTGTTCTCGTCCGTGTCCTCACCGCCATTCACTAGCGCGACGATGTGATCTACCTGAGTGGCTAGCCTTGTGATGCCCTTAGCGTTGCAGTGTCGGCACAATGGCTCGCTATACAGCAGCCGTAGGCGTGTCGCTACTGCTTTCCGTCCGCGTTGTCTCTCTACTCGCTGTTGTGTCATCGTCTAAGCCCGGATGCAATCGAGTATCTACGCTAGCGGCTGCGTCATACGGCCACGCTGGATTTAGCTTAACCACTGATAGCAGTGCATCGGCTGCGGCCTTAGCCTTGCGCATGATCTCTGCATTGATGTACTCACAAGTGTGGCAAGCCATTAGCTGCCGACACGCTCTAGCAGTTCAATTGCATCGCGGTATGACTTGCCTAAGCGCTTAGTGAGGCGGGCTTGCTTGAGCTTGCCCTCTGCGCGCTGTATTGGCTCGTTGTGCTCACAGTTCTTTGCGCGAATGTCTAGCAGAGTGATTGCGTCGTTCATTTGTTGCGCCATGAAAAAGCCCGCCTAAGCGAGCCTTGTTGAATTGGCAGCGCGGGCCTGTTAAGGCACGATTGTCGTGCGATTGCACCACGACTAACCCAGCTATGCTGACTGTTGCCGCGCTCTTCATGCGACTCGTTGGAATCACATCAAGAGCGACGCCGGGAGATGAAGCCCCGGCTCTAGGTCCCCTCCTGCTGTTTTATCGGTTTACCGCGCGCTATTCGCTCGCCTTGCTCCGCAGCAAATGGCCTCCGTACCCGTTGCCATACCACGCGCATCATCACTGCGCATTGTCGCTTCCTACCACTCTTGCGAATGTTAGGAGTGGAATGCAATCATTAGCTACTGCCTTTCGACTGATTGCACTCTACTGGTGCCGTCTCTCCGGCTGTCACTGCCTCGGTTACCCGCCGTGAGCACACGGTTTTATTGCCGCAGTTAGCGTAGTTTGCTGGGAGTGCGTCCGCTGGTTGAGTAAGGAGGGTGACTCTGTTTGTCCTGCGCGCACTGCCCCGCGAGAATTGTCACGCGTACATACGGCAAAAGCAACCGTTTTGCGCACCATAACTAACTACGGCTGTCTATCACTTTTACTTATGACCAGTATAAGCAATAACGTATTGCATGCGCATTAAATGCGCCTATAATTAACTCATCAAATCAAACAACGCACGGAGAAACAAAATGCAAAACAACATCCATTACACAAACAACACGCCAATGAACATTGATCTCGTGTTTCCATATTTTCAGGAAGCCTACAAAACCGGCGTACTGCATGATGACGTTGCAGACCTGTTTTCCATCAACATCATTAAAGGAATCAACCCAGACGGCACCGACCGCATGATCATCAACATGGCGTAAACGCAAACAAATCACACGGGGCTTTGGCCCCTTCAGGAGAAAACATCATGAAACTAGAAATCTACCGCACCGACATTAACAAAACGGTTGTTCCCGCAATGGAATACGTTGATTCCGATTCGGCGGTTGGCAAATACTGTTCCGCCTTAATGCTTGTTGGAATTTTAGGAATGAACAACAAACCAATTCGCTACACGGAAGGGAATTGCTACACGCTCGCCAACGGTT